CTATACATCACACCGTCAGGTACTAAATCTTGGCGTTACGATTATCAATTTAACGGTAAAAGAAAAACGTTAACAATAGGTAAATATCCGTATATTAGTTTATCGGATGCACGCAATGAAAAAGAATTGGCTCGGCAGATGCTTGCTCACGGTAAAGATCCGGCTGTCGAGAGGAAAAGGAAATCTTTACTTGCAAATATCGCTCAAGGAAATACTTTTAAAAAAATAACACTTGAATGGTTTGATACAAAAAAACGGAATTGGTCTATCAATACCAGAGAAATGATTATTCGGTATTTTGAAAAAGACATTTTCCCGCTCGTCGGCGATATGGATATTGCGCAAATCAAGCCTCTTGAAATGCTAAACTGTTTAAAACAAATAGAAAATAGAGGCGCATTGGAGATTGCAAAAAAAATGCGCCAACGATGTACCGAAGTTTTTCAATATGCAATTATTACAGAGAGAGCGGAAAACAATCCTGCACGTGAATTAGCTAAAGCCATGATCACACATACGCCAGAAAATTATGCGTTTTTAATGGAGGATGATATGCGTGAATTTATGAGAGCGTTACGATCGTATTCGGGTAATATTTTAGTTCGTTATGCTACAGAATTATTAATATTAACTGCTGTCAGGACTATGGAATTATTGAGTTGCAAATGGGAGTATGTAGACCTAGATAAAAAATACATAATACTACCAAAAGAATCCATGAAAAAATCAAGGGTTCACGTGGTTCCGTTATCTAATCAAGCTATTACTATTCTGAAATTTTTACAACCAATTACAGGACGTGGGGGGTATGTTTTTCCTGGTAGAAATAGCAGTTTAAAACACATGTCTAACGGTGCTATTTTGGGCTTAATAAAACGATTGGGATTTGCTAATCGTGCAACTGGGCACGGATTTAGACATCAATTTTCTAGTGTGTTAAACGAGCATGGTTTTAATCGAGATTGGATAGAAAAACAGTTAAATCATGAGGAGGGCAGTGTGCGAGGTATTTACAACCACGCACAATATTTGGAGGGGCGTCGTGAGATGATGCAGTGGTATGCGGACTATATAGATAGCCTAACCGCATGATTGATATTCTTGCTCTTTTTGGGCGAGATACGCATTAATGGTAGACAATTTCCAGCGTGGGTGTCTACCTAAATACAAATCGGGCTTTGGGAATTTTTCCTTTGCCACCCATTTGTCTAGTGTCGTTTGATCTAGCTCGCCCAAATATGAGCAAACTTGCGCTTTGCTGTAGCGCGGATCTTCAATTGTTAGATTATTTAACATTATTTACTCCTATTTTTCAACAATATCTTCTGCTGAAACTGAATGCGTTGATATAGAGAATGTTTTATCAGCCGTTGAAAGTTGATTTTTTAGTCATGATTGTTTACCTAATATCCCCCCAAAACCGGGGTGTATTGTTTATTATTTGTACTTTGATTCACCGATTCGGGGGGATCAAAGATTGAAAAATGTTCACTTAACTATTCTATTGCTCTTAAAATATGAGCTATAACGTCAACCGTCTAGCCGTTGCCTAGGCATTTATAACGCTGTGAATTACTATGGAATAGGGTGGTTGTTCAGTGAGTTATTAACAGATTTTGTGGATTAAAAAGGGCTTAAAGCCCTTTATTTATACTTGCTGTAATTGTTTCTTTTCTAGCTGTTGCTTAAACATTGAAGCAACAAAAGCGCCGTCGCCAAAATGATCGTGAACTCTTACACCGAAATTAGAGCCCAGCATTTTAAAAACATCATATAAACGATTGTCTATGTAGAAATCATTCAACCAAAGCATATGATGTACCAAACAAATTAAATTAGTCCTGTTCACCTCAATCACATCTTTATTTATTCTTGGGACACCGCCCAGCCACTTAATCGCCTCATCAAATTTACTAGCTAGTAAATCTTGGTAGCGAGGGATTTTAAATTGCTGATGTAACTTATAATAGATAGCCTGATGTCTCTCACCCGTTCGATAAACTCGCTCGTTGACTGCTTGCTGTATTGCCTGTTGTTGTTCAGCGTTAATTGTTAACGAATATGATCCAGTTTTGCGGATTGTGGGTAACAAATCCTCCATAACCCACTCTTCAAAAATAAAAGCCTTCTCTTGTTTACTTTTAATAATTAATCTAAATAAATTTGCTTCACTAATATAAATCATTTCCTGATTACCGCCCTTTGTAAGGGTGTACCGTTTTGTTACACCCTTTTCTTTGCAATGTAATTCTATTGCTCGGCGTGAGTTTTTATATTCAAGAATAGAACAAACGTCATTAGCTAAAAACCATATTTGGTTGTTGATTTCTGTAGTGCGAACGGGTGAATTATTGAAGTTAAATGTAAATAAATTAATAGATGTGTTTGACATGATTATATCCTCTTCTTGATTTATATAACCCTAGGTTCAATAGGGTGGTCAGGTGATTGAACCCTGCAAGAAGACAGTCAGCAGTTTTCCCTTTCGGTTTTGTATGTGCTGCTTGCCACCCGACCATAAAATCTGGATATAAAAATACCGCATAGGCTATCGGGTGCGGTTTCCGCTTCTTGAGTGAGGTTCAATCACTTCACTCAATATACAACCCGATAAAATTATTGTCAACACAGATAAATAAAATGCTTATATTACGTTAATAGTGTGTTTTGGATATTGCAGTCCGATTTTGGCGAACGGGATATCGTCATCAAAATCCATTGGTGGCTCAGATTGCGCTGTTTTTTCAGTTTGTTTTGACGTTTGCTGATTAGTAGCGCTTTGCACGCTATCGCTGTTATTGCGAGAACCTAAAATTTGCAATGTACCTCCAATTGGATTGATAACAACTTCAGTAGTGTAACGATCATTGCCGGTTTGATCTTGCCATTTGCGAGTTTGTAATTGCCCTTCAATATACACTTGAGTGCCTTTTTTTAAGTATTCGCCCGCAATTTCGGCTAATTTACCGAATATAACAACTCTATGCCATTCAGTGCGATCTTTTTGCTCGCCAGTTTGTTTATCTTTCCATGTTTCTGATGTCGCTATACTCAAATTAGCGACAGCATTACCATTTGGCATATAGCGAACTTCTGGATCTTGACCTAAATTACCCACTAAAATGACTTTATTTATTCCTCTAGCCATTTTTTTGCTCCAGTTTCACCCATTCTGTTGTTTCGATTATTTTTGTAACCGATTTAACCTCAACCGGTATCTGAGATGCAAATAAACTCTCCTGATTCTCAGTTAATCCCTGTTTCCACTCGATACTAAACGTACGATGTTCAAGTTGGACAATTTCGATTTTGTCATTAACCCACCTTCCTGTATTAACAACCATAGAATCGACGCTGTAGTATAAGAGCTCCTCGATCTCATCCTCAGTTAACGGCTCATTGTTATCGATTTTTCGTAAAATTTCTTTTTCAAAATCATTAATCGTTTTATTTGTCATGCTCGTTCTCCAGTTGTTTTAAATTCTCAACAATTTGTTGCTGTATTTTTTCAATTTGCATCTTTAATCTAAAATTCACTGCTTGCGTAGCGTTGTTCAAACTCGAATGTAATAAATAGCTCTTTTTATTAATTCTCGTATTGTCACAATAAACACTATTTTCAGTTATTTTTGTAATTATGAGGGTTTGTGGTTTTAACGCATGTTGATCTGCATACCAAATAACATCCCCCGACTTTAAATTTTTCCATTCTTCATCTGTAATCATAATCACATCACCTTTTTAAATTTCAGTTCAGCATCATTTGCGTGAACAGATTGCTTTATCTCACCCCAATAAATATCAACGAAATCATCATTGTCGTTTTGTAAATAAAAATCTAACAGCTCTGCTGCATGGCGTTTTGCCCCTTCTTTAGTATTGTGATATTCAAAACCCTCACCATTATGGTCATATGTAAAATATTTCATAATTTACTCCTCAATATATATTCCGCGGCTCCATAGTATGGAGGACTAATTCGCGCGCTCACTACAAACGTTATTTTTTCTGACATGATTACTCCTTATTTAGTTATTTCTCACCTCTATTAAATATTGATTTAATCCGCACAACTGTATTAGTTCATGCGTGTAAACCCACGCTAAAACATGACAGCCATTAACATATCCCCATTTATCGCTTCTTCTGTAATAACATGAGTTCCGAGTGCTGATTATAATTTTTCCGTCCTGCAAAAATGACCTAGTAATTACAACGCAATCAGTAAGGGTTTCTGGCAACTCTTTACTAGCATCACGCCAATTAATCATTACCCACCTCCGTTAAATCTGTTTCTGGTACTAGTTGAATGCTAATAAACCCGTTCATAAAAATGGGGATGTGATACCACGGGCACATAACACCCGATTCATCATATGCATAATAAATATCATTATTTGCGATTTCTGTTCTCATGCCGTTATATAAAATGGGGTCGAATAAACTAAATTTTGGTATCGGTAAATCAACGTCATATACTTTTCGCTCACTTAAACCTCTCCTATAATTAACAATTACGTTACCACATTTAAACGGCACAATCAGAATTAGGCACGTATCAAAATTACAGTTATTCACTGATTTTTCACCGTTCGGTAATAAATACTGATAACGACCGTCTGGGACATAAATAATACAGTTTTGTCCGTGTACGTTTTCACTCCACGCTTTTGTTACAGGCGTGTACGGCAAGACCATTAACACCTGTCCTCTGAATCTATTCACTTGTTCAACCGCTTTTTGAAAAAATTCCCATTTTTTGGAGAATGGAGGGTTACAAAACGAAACATATTGGTTGCCGAATAAAAACCATGAATATTTTCTCAATGCGTCCAAATCTTCTGTTATGCAAAACTCGGCTTTTTCAATTTTGACTTCTCCGCTTGAGCAACATACATCAACGCCGAACCTCCTTATATTCAGTAGTTTTAACGCATCATTGACCAATTCTGGGCTTGTTCGCCAATAATCTTTTTCATTCTGTTTTGTGTTTGATTTGTTTATTATTGCCATTTATTCATCTCCAATTAGTTAATGCCACTCTGTCGCCAACGGCGCGGCTACCGTCTCTTATCCCATAAAATCGGCTTGCATATTTCAAATTAGTGGGCTGTTACTCATAGCTCAAAAGGAGGACTGCTATCTAGCTAACACTAATTATCGGCGCATATACCAGACGCTATTTTTTTAGCTTGCTGTTATACCTAGTTTTTTATTTAGGTTTTCAACGACAACGGCAGGTAAATTAGTTTTAATAACATTCACTTGTATACCGTCTAAAAAGTTGACTGATTCTGGCCATATTTCCTGTAATTTTTTGAGAGTTGCACAACTATTTAAGATAGCCATAATTTCATGCTTTAAATCATTTTTTTGTTTTTCTGAGTTTTCGATCTGGTTCTGTAATGATAAAAAACGTTTTGAAAACTCATGATCGGCGGTGTACATTGGGCTCTTTTTTAATGCGTAAAAAATACGAATGGGCGGCAGTATTAGATATGCTCTTAACCCGTTAAAATAACATCCCAAGCCCTCGCAAGAGTAAAAAACACCAAGATAATCAAATAGCAACTCTTTTACTCTGGCTCTTATCTCATCCGCCTCTTTGAGTTGCTCAGCAGTTACGTTATCGTTATAAACATCAAGAGCTAATTTAGATAAATTTTCATTTGCTATTTCTAGCTCTTTATTTGCTGGCGATTGCTCAACCGCATTTTTACAAATCTGTTCTTTGATATTTTTAGTTAATCTAGTCATAATTTTTTCCTTTTAAAAAAAGCCGTCACTTGGGTGGTTATGCGGCTTCTATTTGTTTGATTCGTTCATCGAGTTCTTGCAGAAATTTAATAACTTCTGCTTCTATCTCTTGAGCTAATGCTTCGTCGTAATGAATTCGTATGTACCTAAAACTCAAATTATCTGGTAACCTATCGTCATAACTGACAAAATCGCACCATTTTCGACCTGTGCACATCATTTGCCATTGCATTTGTAAGATGTACTCACGCTTTGGCTTTAGTGATTGCATAAATTCTAAATGCGTCCACGTATTCGGGCATTTGATTTCAATTAATCCATCATCATTTACTAACCCGTCGGGGCTTGCTCCAGCGTTTTCGATTGTGGGGTGGGGTATAAAGCCAACTTCTTTAACGGTTGCGTCAAATTGGTTTAGTATGTACATTTCTCTTGCTATCGGCTCTAACTCTGTGCCGCGTTGCATAGCGGCATTGGAGTATGATTCGGTTGGTTTTTCTGTTAGACGTTCGCAAATTAGCTGAGCCATGTAATTTTGGCGGCTAGTTGAATAACCGCTTTTTGTTTTAGCCATCACATCACTAATTCTACTTGCAGTTACTTTGCCTAGCCGTGCGTTAAACCATTCATCCGTTCGCTGTGTTATTTCGCTAGAAAGGGTTGCTATCATCTTGTTTTACCTCTTGATACTCTGCGTCAATTGGGCACGTTGCTTTAATTCGCTCTTTCTCATCATTACCGATAATTTTTCTATCTTCTTGGCTTAATGACATCCAAAACGAGCCGAACGCTTCTAATCCATTTTTTGCTTCATGTTCGCACTGCTTTATTAACTCTGGGCGTCTATCATCAGATTGTTTTCCGATATTGACCTCTGTTGCTGCCCCCTCAATAATGCGTTCCGCTTCATCTTGGTCGTAAATACCAGCAAATCCGAAAGCAAGCCTTGCGCACTGAATCATCGCTTTATGTCGTAACATTCGACGAGGGTGAGACTCCCATGGTCCAAACCCTTTTCTTTTACATTCGCCCAAGTGTTCCGTGATAACAGTTGGGTGATTTCTATCTTTTCGATAAATTTTGCAGGTACATGATTGCTCATCTTGGCAAAATTCAATCCCGTCATATTGTGGATGACTGTTTAATATTCGCGACCATCCATCAACGCCTACGATAGGTACAATCCCATTTTTGGAGTCGGGAAACGCATAAATCTCTTTAGTCCAAGGATTTAAGGAGTATTGATTTGCCACAATCAAAAGAGCTGTTAGCTGATCATCATTAGCATTGTTTTTGAATGCAGTATTTTTTAAAACATCAAGCAACCCCTCAGGGCTACCTAATTCTAGTTTTTTTGCCAACGTTAAAGTTAGCTCATTTAATTTATTTCCACTCATTATTATTTCCTAATATTTAATAAAAACGTTTTGAATCTCACCTGCATCAATTAGATTGATAACTTTGACAGCCAAATCTTTGTTAATTCCATTTTCAAGTAAACATTTATATGCTAAAAACTTAACCTTCCTTTTATGCTCAACATCAGCTAAACGCTTAGCTTCTTCATTTGCTTTGCGCTGTTCTTCTGCGAGTTGCATAGCCTCTTTACGTCGGTTTTCTTCACGCTCTCTTTGTAGAGCTAGTTCTGCTTCACGAACTTTATTTTCAGCCTCCAGTTTTGCTTTATTAGCAGCTTCTTCGGCTATTTTTGCTTCGCGCTCTCGCTGTTCTTTTTCTGCTCGTAATCGAGCTAATTCTGCCTGTTCTGCTTGTCTTCGCGCTTCAATTCTTGCTTGTTCTTCCGCCTTTATACGAGCTTGCTCTGCTTCATATTCAACAACTGGCTTGCGAATTTCGTTATACACTTCTGTCAGCGCGTCACGAATTAACTTGCGTCCAGCGTCAATTTTTTTTGGTTTAGCTTTTAAAATATCCGTGACAGATTTACCAATATCGTCAATTTCTTTGATTTTGCTATTTAATTCAGCGGCTACTTTTTTAATTGCTTTTCTGCCAGCATCAGTACTGCCATCCATACCGCTAAAGATTAAGTTTTTGTAATGTGACGCAACTGCTTCAATTAGCGGTTGTACTTCATTATTTTCATTTAAAAATAGTTTTTCTCGTTGAACGTGTTCAGCTGGTACTAAACTTGCTACTTCAATAATTTCTGTTGCCATTTTTATATTCCCTTTAATTAGTTGCCACTTCCAACATCCAGCGAAACAACATAAATAATCCGCCCAGCGTCAAAATGTAGGTACAAAAAAGGGCGTATATTTGCTCGCCCTTTGTTAATTTGTAATTAATGTTAAATCGGTCTGTTTCATGTACATTACAGCCGACGTAGTCAATCGGTATTGTGTTCATGCTATTTCCTCAATTCTTCGAAAAACCAATCTGTTATGTTTTCACAATCAGAACTGTCGGTTTGAAAACATTCAGAGTTATCCCAGCAAATACCTTGTTTATCACAAATAGTATCTCTCGCAATAAAAACAGGTATCTCATTAAGCATTAATTCTGGGATGAATGAAGCTTTATCTCCACTAATCCAATGCAAACCCGAATCTAGACAAGAATTTAACACTAACGCTAATTCATGCTCAGTTTTACATTCAACATACCAATCTTGTTGCTGTAATCGCTCAATAATTTTTTTACTTGTCATTGTTTAATCCCCCGTAAATTCCTAACTGCTAATTCTGTAAAAAAGCCCGCTACTAAATTCACGGGCAAATACACTAAGAAAGGTGGCGCTTTTAAGGCAGGCGCCAAGCCGTGCTTGGTTTTAGAATTAAATTTAGATATATTATTCTCCTAGCAAAAACTATTGCGCTATCTAGAACGCTCATGAAATCTGGTCGGATGTTGATTTCCTTCTTTAATGCAATTTTTACATCATTAAATTGAGTAGCTCCGAGTTTTGCTTTGATTGATGATACTAATTCATCAAAATAATCTATGATGTAATCGTCGTTATTTGATTGAAGATTTTTAACAGCATCAGATATTAATTTGCTAGTTAAATCGCTAGCTTCTTTAATTTTTTTATTCATTTAATGAATCCCTCAAAAAAAGCCCTCAAAAGAGGGCAAACGGACTTGCATGTACTCGTCTTTCCGAGTTGTCAGAATTCGTTAGCTTAATAAAATGATTTTTTATTTTTTTCATTAAAAATAAATTCAGCTTTTTCATAACATATGAGCTTTAATTTCTGCTTCTTTAGTGTCTTGTATTTCGACATCGCTTATCATTTTGCAATATGCTCTTCCGTAACCATTTTCTACAGCTCTATGTAACATAATCTATCTCCTTTCTTATACTTCAAACTCAAGCGCACTTGTTAGAATGCGCTTTGATTTGAAATTAAATAGCAACCTATTTATTAAAGAACTTGATGGCTAGTCGATCTCTGTCCGAGGCTAGGAGTGATTAAGTCGCTCACCCGATGCGTACTGCTGTGATTGCTATCAAAACCGCTGTACTTTCATATGCCTCAGCTAGCTACTTGAATCCCACTTAACTAATTAAGTAACTCTCGGTATTGCTTAATTGCTTTGTTAAGTTGATTTGTTTTGATGTGATAATAATAACTTTTGTTATCAAACTTGTCAATAACAAAAGTTATCAAAGTTTAAATAAAAGTTATCGTTTGCTTGTTTTTTGAACGATACGACACTTTAAAATTGTGCTGGGGAATTTTAGGCGTGAAAAAACCCGCATGGTGCGGGTTAATTGGGTTTTAATAATTTTAATTACCAAGAACAGGGTAATTCCAGTAATAAATATTTTTTTGGTCTATCTTCGATCTGAGAGGTTTTGAAAGAAGCGTTAACGTAAGAATTTAAATGTTTATTTATGAGTTCTGGATCTTTAATTTTTTTGTCTATACTTGCTACATAAACATTATCATCCCCTACAAGTTTAAATTCACATTTTCTTTTATTCGGTAATACCCCTAAAAACATTACATTTAATGTTTCATCTATATCTGATTTTTTTGCTATATCTAAATGAGATAATGCTGTTTTAACTTGATTGTTGTTTTGGAATGAGAATGAATGTTCATTAAAATTAATTGCACATACAGCTTTATTTTTATCCAAGATTTCAACAAAATCTTTAATTTTATTTATTGAATTAAGATCGAGTTCAATTATATTTTCAATTAATTCGCTTGAATCAGAGTTACTTGCGAAACCTAGAATTTCTTGAAATTTATTAATAGCTATATTTGAGGATTTGTCATCTTCAGGCAATAAAGAAAAAGATTGATTTCCGATATCCTCAAGAACAAAACCGAATGATCCTTTAGCTATATCTGTAATCATTAAATTGGCATTTTCACTTTTACCCACATTAAGAGATTTAAGAATACAATTTATTGCATCAGTTAAAGCTTTTATAGCAATAGTACCGAAGTTGCTTGAAATACCTGTTGTACCTAATACAGGAGCACCTCGAAAAGTTACCTGTAATTTTGAGGGAAAGTGCAAGAAATCTTTATCAACTCTTTTTAATTTATTTTCTACTTCCTCCAATCTTGAATTTAAACTCATTTTCTCTAATTTAAATTGAAAATCATCTGGAGTTTTTGATATTAAATTAATTAATGTATTTTTTTCACTCATAAGAGAGAAATATTCATTTCTATTCATTTATTTCACCTCTCTTATTTGTGATTAATTCTTTGGCGTTATTATAATTAACAACATCAAAATTGTCTAATTCTATAAAACCTTTCCAGTCACAATTTCTTGTATGTGACCAGAAGCTACTCCAATAGACTATTTTTTCTATAAATGCATATTGATGTTCTAAATTTGCGTAGCTAGGTGGGATTAACACAAAATAAGAATCAGTTTTGAATTCGTTTTTAATATTATTTTTATTTAATATTAAGTCAAAATTATTCTCTAGTAAATTTTCATCAATAACTGTATAGAATATGACTGCATCTATATCATTTGGGGGTCTTTTTCTTAAAGTCTCACAATTCTCACAAAAACTACCATCTATCCATATTTTATGAATTTGCACCCCTGATTCTTTTACTATTTTTGTATAATCAACAAATTTATCCAATATATCCAATCTTTGAGTATTAAAACCAAAAATATTAATAAAATTAATGATATCAGTTTTATATGGATATCTATTTTCTATTTCTAAACCATTTGCGCCGAAAGGCGGTAATAACCCTCTACTATCCCAAATCTCAGAAGCCATTCTTTAGCCTTATTTAGCTTATCTATTTTGTTATATTCAAAAACCGCTTCGGCGGTTTTGCGCAATGCTTACTTTTAAGCTGTAACATCATGAACATCAATAAATCTCGACGATTTAACAATAGCTGCTACATACATAACTGTATCAACTAAATCATCATTGATTGTAATTGGAGGATGATCTTGATTAATACTAGTGAATCGATATTCAGAATCCCGATAATACTCAAGTTTTTTTATCATATTTCTCCCATCTCGTAGTCGTACAAATACCTCATCGCCCGACGCTGGCATAACTGCAGGTTCGATAACAACAAACTCTCCAGAATTAATTCTCGGAAACATCGAATCCCCCTTAACTCGCAATCCAAACGCGCTGGGATCGTCACTATAAAATTTTAAATACCCATTTAAAGATTCGTCCATTTCAAAAGATCCATTAGCGCCCATCACAGCCTCTCCCTTAACCTTTACTACTCCGTTTTTAACTGTACCTATAAATTCAAATCGTTGATCCTCCAGCCCTGAATCCCCGTTTCCTGATGATAGCCACTCTAAATTCACCTGTAGAGCCTGAGCTAACTCAGATATTTTTCGAAAACTTTTTGATTCACCAGCCACTAATTTTCTGATTGCTGGCTGAGAAACATTAACAGCCCTAGCTAAATCGTGCTGTGATAAACCAGATTTATCAAATGCAATTTTAAAACGTTCATTAAATGTATTCATAGGACCTCCTTATGCCCTGATTATATAACTATTGTTATAAAAAATAAAAAAACAAATGTTATCACGCTGTTGACTAAATCAATAACTTTAGTTATCATTAATTTATTTTCAATTTAGGGGGCAAAAATGGAACCGTTAAAAAAAGCAATAACTACAGTAGGAGGGCAGAGAGAATTAGCTCGAATCTGTGGAGTTAGTCAGGTGGCAGTAAGTAAATGGCTGAATGGCGTCAGTAAAATCGGAGAGGACAAGGCGATTTTGCTGGAGCATGCGCTGAACGGGTTAGTAACGTGTGAGGAGCTTCGCCCTGATGTCAACTGGTCAGTAATTCGAGGGCGATCATGAGTACATTGAACGATGAAAACACACGCAGCCAATGCACAAAAATATTAAACCATTTGCAAAGAGGTAAGACCATTAATCCATTACAAGCATTGAATCAATATGATTGCTTTAGGCTAGGTGCGCGTATTTATGACTTAAAAAAACGTGGTCATTCAATAGATAGCCGCATGGTAAAAAGCCGAAACGGCAAGAAATATGCTGAATATTCGATGAGGGTTAATTGATGAATAAGTTTATATCTAACTCATTTCAAATTCCCAACGCTGTTATTGATGAATTAATGGCTGATATGTCAGCTAATGCGTTACGTTGTTATTTACTGATTACTCGCAAAACCACGGGGTGGGGCAAAACAAGCGATAAAATCAGCATATCTCAATTTATGCAATATTTAGGGATAAAAGACAAGAGAACTGTTTATGCAGCTCTATCTGAATTAACAAATTTAGGTTTGATCAATGCAATTAAAAACAATGGTGAGATTACTGAATATTCACTAGTGTTGGAAACGTCAGAACCAGTGACAAAAAATGCAGGTACAAAAAATGCTACTGGTAGCAAAAAATGCATAGAACCAGTGACAAAAAATGTTACTACCACCAGTGACAAAAAATGTCACTCTACAAAAGACACTATTAAAAACAATATTACAAAAGAAAATAATATTGATTTTGATTTAGTCATGGATGCATACAACGATGCTGTAGAAAACAGATTGCCACAGATTCAAAAAATGACTACTGCAAGAAAAAACGCAGTGAAGAAATTACTCAAAGAGCTTGATCAACCAACATTCCAAAACTTGGCTAATTATTTTTATGATTTTGTGGACCAAGCACAACCATTTTACTTTGGTGAAAACGATCGAGGCTGGCGTGCTGATTTTGATTACATCATAAAACCAAGTACATACCTGAAAGTTGTGGAGGGTACGCTATGAACGTGATCCCACATGACTTAGTTGCTGAACAAGCTGTGCTTGGCTCAATGATGTTAGATTTTCAATCAGACCGCTGCCAAAAAGCAATCTATTCATTGAAGCCAGAATCATTCTACAGCAGACATCATCAAGTTATTTTTGCTGAAATGCTTGAATTAAATCGTAAAAATTACCCAATTGATCTGATTACTTTGTCAGACAGTATGGAAGCAAAAGGAACTTTGAAAGATTGCGGTGGTTTAGCTTATCTGGCTGAATTATCCAAAAATACGCCGTCGATGATCAACGTTACAGCCTATGCTGGAATCGTTCGAGATAAAGCGATAGAACGCTACACATTGCAAAAATTAAACGACTGTAGCGCTATGATTTTTGAGAAATCAAATTTATCTACTAGCGACAAAATATCAGCTATTCATGCGTTATTTACACAAATTGATGACTATAACAAAACTGGTAAAACAACTGGACTTAAGTCGTTAAAAACAATTGCTGATAAATGGACCGAAACCCTTGGACAACGATTAGAAAACGCAGATAGTGCGCGTGGCTTATCAACTGGAATCAAAGCACTGGATGAAAAATTATCGCCTAAAGGGCTTGTTCGAGGCTCGCTGTTTGTGGTTGGTGCTCGTCCAAAAATGGGTAAAACAACTTTTGAAATAAACATGGCTCGTCATTGCGCTATGAATGAGAAATTACCTGTACTGATGTTTTCGTTAGAAATGCAAGATGAACAGATGCTTGAAAACATTTTAGCTCAAGAATCAGCGGTAAATAGCAATATTTTCTATGACGGTGGACTAGGTTCTGATTCAGAGTTTGCGCGCGTTATGCATCATCTCAACGAATTATCAAACACCGATAACATTTACATTGACGACACACCTGCGATCACACTGTCGCATATCCGTTCAGAAGCTCGACGAATGGCGAGGGAAAAGGGACAAATAGGCATGATCATGGTCGATTATCTAACTCTAATGGAGAAAGAAAAAACTGGTGATGATACACGAAACGATTTGGCGTACGGAGCTATCACAAAAGGGCTTAAAGCATTGGCAAAAGAGCTTAACTGTATAGTTGTCATGCTAACACAATTAAATCGGAATCTCGAATCAAGAGCAGATAAACGACCAATACCAAGCGACAGCAGAGATACGGGACAAATTGAGCAAGATTGCGACTACTGGGTGGGTATTTATCGTGATGCTGTTTACAACGACAACGCAGATAAAAACTTAATGGAAATTAACGTTGCGTTAAACAGGCACGGGTCAGGAAATTTTACTGTTTTTGCGGGTATTAGTAATGGTCGTATTTATGAAGTGGATCAGCTCGAATCACAAGCTAGAGCAAACCCAGAACCAGTGAGGCGAGAACGCAAATATGCAAAAACAGCTAGTTAACCACTGCCCTCAGGGGCGCTATCACATGCTAGAAAAAATAGCGTACGACTATGTGAGAGCAATACGAGAACCTGGAGCTAACACGGCAAAGATTAAACAGCAGTTAGCAGAACGAGTTAAACAATATTCAGAAGAGGACAAAAATAAACTTAGGGAGTTAATACAAAAATGGCTTACAAAATAACAGCAGAAGTTAAAAAAGGTTGGCAGTCGTGGGGAACGGTGAACTTACGTTCTGATAAAAAAATGACAGAACGAGCATTAATAAAAATATACAGCACAGCAAAAACAGTTTTTGGTGCGTCTAAAGTTGATGTTCAAGTGCGTAATTTTCAGTGTGTGAGGGTTTAACAATGGTTAGAAATCTTATGAACTGGCTAGTTTCTTGGTTAGTTGTTATTGCGCTAGCTGTCAATGTTTCAGTAGCTAGCATTAACATTATCAATTCATTTTTTTCAAACAATGAGTTGACACAAGCTGGAAAATTTCTTGACTCAATAAAAAACAGGGTTAACGAAAATGGGTTCGTTTTTTATGAAACAGCTAATCATCGAATTGTAGTTACAACAAAAGAATGGTACGAACATCAAGAGAATAAAGAAAATGACTAAATTATCTAATATTTTGAAAGGGCTAACTTCTGATGAATTAGAAGAATTAATTGAAATAGCGCAACACAAAACAAACGAATTGAAATCTGAAAAGAAGGTTAAATTGATAGGTGTTTATGACGGAATACTTGCTCTTAAATATTTTAAATTAGAAGATAAAGAAAACGCCATTTCTTATGCTCACGAGAGTTTTAATAAACAGTTAGAAGATTCTAAGAAAAAAGGTTTTTTCAGTAGCGAAATTTCAATTGGTCAGTGTTTAGTTCCGGTATCAGAAGTTAATACTTACTTGGAGTATAAGTGACAACTAAATTAACACAGCAAGAGCTAAATTAGACGGGGATCGGGGTGAGTAATGAGTGATTTATTAATAAATGATGGCGTTGTGAATGTAGTGTCGGCGGAAAGAAGTGGCGAGCTTGGTAGGTTCATTATTAAAACAAGGGTTGGCTTAGGTTTAACTCAAGAGCAACTAGCTAAAAAAATGGGTGTGAGCGGAGCAATGTTATCTGCAATTGAAAAACGTCAAAAAGGGATGAGCGCGCAAGCAATCGATGCATTTTTTAATGCGGTAAATCTTGATGCCGGTGAGCGCACTAATTTTATTCAACTAGCGGTGACTAATAACGTAGCAATATACGCAGAAAAAACTATAAAAAAATTAGTGTGTAGAGGTTGATTATGAACGACAACGTAAAAAATCCAAAACATTATCAAATAATCAAGGGCATCGAATCTATCGACATCATAGCGCGTAGTATGACTGTAGAGCAGTTTAGCGGTTTTTGCCTCGGTAACATTCTGAAATATCGAATTAGAGCGGGCAAAAAAGATGCGTTAGAACAAGACATTGCAAAGGCGAATGAGTACGAGCGAATTTTTGAGAGTAAAAAATGTTTATGTATTGATTGGGTGTTACCAATGATTAAAGAATTTCGTTTAACACATGAAACAGCACGCACTACAGCGATTAACGTAATAAATCAATTACCAGTTGATAGCGAGCATCCGCTAAGAATTGTGATTGATGAAGAAAAGCGCAGTAACGCTCAAAATCGCATGATGTGGGCTGTTTTAAATGATATTGCTAAGCAAGTGGTTTGGAATGGCGAGAAATTAACGGCAGAAGAATGGAAACATCTAATCACAGCTAACCTACACGGTCAAAAATGTGTAAAGGGTATCCAGGGCGGGCTGGTGTTTATGGGGCAATCAACTCGAAGAATGAACAAAAGAGAATTCGCTGACGTGGTGACATGTGCTGAGCAATTCGGAGCTGAAAACGGCGTTATATTTAGCGCAGATGCTCAAGAGGCAATCAAACTAGCAGAACAGTACAAAGACCAATTATCAAAGGTAGCATGATGAACAGCGAACACGTGGAACAACTGAAACGATACGATGATACAGAACAGGAATTAGAGCGAGCAATAGCAATAGTTAGAGAGCAACGCAGAGAATATATTAATCAGCATAATTTAAACATGGTTAACGACAATGCCGAAGAAACACAAATTAATTAAAACAGATTTTAAATGTCCAAAATGTGCCGGAGCCTGTTTATATAACGTCGATTTGGATTTATTTGTCTGCAATAGACCGATTATCAATGTTCACGGCGATATTTTAGGCTCCTGCGGTAGGTTTTTTTCAAATAAAATGAGGGTTGAGTAATGAGTTGGTTAACCAGAGAGGCACGAGGCAGGGATTGCACAGTTCGATTACCATGTTGTAATCATAACCCAGAAACCACGGTACTAGCGCATTATCGATTAGCAGGAACGTGTGGCGTGGGTATGAAGCCGAATGATTTGCAGGGTGCATGGGCTTGCTCAGCTTGTCATGATGAAATCGACCGCAGGACAAGAAATCATGAGTATAAATTCGTTAGATTAGCGCACGCTGAGGGTGTAATTAGAACTCAGGACATACTGATCAAGGAAGGAAAAATAAGAGCATGATTTATAACATTACTCCAGTTCCTAAACCGCGGATGACACAGCGCGACAGATGGGCAAAACGGAAACCAGTATTGCAATATTTTGCATTTAAAGACGCTTGCAAGGCAAGCGGCGTAACACTGCCAGAAAGTCATTATCACATTATTTTTGTTATACCTATGCCAAAGTCGTGGAGCAATAAAAAACGCGCCGAAATGGACGGAAAACCTCATCAGCAACGACCAGACAAAGATAATTTAGAAAAAGGTTTGTTGGATGCTATTTTTGGCGAGGATTGTCGAGTTTGGGACGGTCGAGTAACAAAAATTTGGGGTAATGTCGGTCAAATAATAATTAAAAATCTCGAGGAATAATAATGCTAGCAGAATATGTATACGTTGATGATGAGCCAAAGGAAATAGTAAAACCAGTTACGCGGGTTAGGTTTCAAGCTGATTACGAAATTACTGACGTGTTGAGATTGTGGGGTAATTGGTCAAGAAAGGAGGCTTACAAGAAGCAAGGTGCGCTAAGCTTGTATCAATCTCAAGAACCAGAATATAAGGAGTTATGTTCAGATAGCGATGGATTGATTATAGACGGCATTATTTCAAGTATGAAGAATCTTAGATTTCAAAAAACAAAGGAGGAAGCTCTCGTTTTAATAAAATCATATTACGGCGACGAAATATTAGATGATGATTATGTTTTTATTGAGCGTTACAAAGTAAAAGAGTTTTGCTCTATTCTTATTAGACCAAGAACATTAAGAGAGATAGCAAGCGAACTTGGTTGTAGTGAGGGTAATGTTAGAAAAATTAAAAGCTCAGGTGAAAGCCACGTTATAGGCGCTTTGGCTCAACAGACCCAACAAACAGGAATGGAATTGGAACTATTTAAAAAAATAAATTTATTTAAATAAAGTGTTGACTGCGTACGCAAGAAGTAGTATAAAGGTATCAACATGAAATTATTGTATATAATGCTCGCAAATGCGGGCTTTTTTATTCTAATTTTGTAATTTTTATATTAAACTGCGCGCTTTCTAAGCGCAGGTAATATTAAATTATGAAAAAAATAGCTTTAATTTTGGTTTTATTTTTATTATTCCCGTCGATTTCAAATGCGAAAAATTGTCGAATCGAAACGTATTCAGTGGCACCAACGCCAAAACCGAATAAATTAAAATCACTACCAACATCCGATCTAGTTACAATTAGTAAGAAAAATTTTGACAATGCGAAAACTCAGCTGACTAAGCTATACAAATCAAATCCTGCGCAAACCGAATTTTATTGCGGGTGTGATATTTCATGGGTGGGTAAAAAAGGTGTTGTTGATTTTGGTAAATGCGGTTATAAGCCGAGAAAGAATTTAAATAGAGCGTCTCGCATTGAGTGGGAACATGTCATGCCAGCCGAAAATTTTGGGCGTCATCTGCAATGTTGGCGAGACGGTGGTAGAAAAGCGTGCAAAAAAGATGTTTCTTTCAATCAAATGGAAGGTGATATGCACAACTTGCAACCAGCAATTGGCGAAGTTAACGGTGACCGTTCTAATTATAGATATTCGCAATTCACTAATCAATTTAATCAGTATGGACAATGTCAATCAGCAGTTGATTTTAAATCTCGTAAATTCCAACCTCGTGACGAAATTAGAGGAATAATAGCGCGCACATATCTCTATATGTCTGATAAATACAAAATTAATTTATCTAATCAAGAAGAAAAGTTGATGACGGCATGGGATAAAATGTTTCCACCCAAAAAATGGGAATGTGAACGTAATCAACTTATCGCAAAAATTCAAGGCAATGACAATAAATTTATTACAGAGCAATGTAATAAAGAAAGCCTCAATTAAGAAGCTTAGCTTGTGGAATATCTAAGCTTTTACTTTAACTCCTCGTTTTTGGTCGCTTTTTTGATTGATTTCAACTCTTGATTGCAGAAATACTTGACTAATTTAGATAAATACATTATTATCTAATTGCGTTTGAGGTAACTCACTTTCTATACGGTGATCGGGGTAACCTTAATATTCAGTGGTGGTACACTGAACCCTTTAAGGCTCTTAATTGAGCCTTAATTCTTTATAACTGCATATTTAATCAAACCGCTTAATTGCGGTTTTTTTATACCCAAATTTCACGCATGTCGGCGACATTGATGTCGTCAACATCTACAGAATCGACAGCAAAGCTAGACACACACATAACTACACAATAGCTAGTACGCTGTCACATCATTAACTAACAAGAAGAATTAATTATGCCAATCAAAGATCCTAATAATTATGATTGGCTATACCAGTTAATAGCTGCTGTTGTCGGCTCTATTGCAAAAATAGCGTTTGATATTTTAAGCGGTAAATCATTCACGCTAAAAGTAGTCATTTGTCAAGTGATAGTCGCATTATATGCAGGGCAGCTAATGGCTTGGATAGCTACAAGTAGGCACTGGATAGATGAAGAAAAATATTGCGCTATAAGCATTGCGAGCTGGCTAGGTGCTGAAATGATAAAGAATATTGCTGATAGATTTAAAGATAAAACAGGAGGGAATTAATGGAGCTAACAAGATTAAAAACAAGTGAGCATAGTACGTTTGGTAAACTACAACTACCGTCAGGTATGGTTTTGTCAACCTTAGAACTGCCGTGGAAAGATAATCAACGTCAAATTTCATGTATTCCTGCTTCTATATATCAATGCGATATCGTTAATTCACCAAAGTTTGGTCGCGTATATCAAGTCAAAGACGTTCCTAATCGCTCTCATATTTTAATCCATGCAGGTAATTGGACCAAAGATACACAAGGCTGTATTTTAGTCGGCATGAGCAATAACGACACCCAGTTATTTGAAAGCAGAAAGGCGTTAAATTTGCTGATGAACGAACTTAATGGACAGTCATTTAAGTTGGAAGTTATAGAAGCTTATGAATAAATTAAAATGCTACGGTTTAAAAATAATTAGATTATTTTTGTTTGATTGGATTGATTTTTTGTTTTTGTTTTTTTTTGTTTTTTTTTTGTTGCTTTTTCGTATGATGGGGGTGGTATGCCAAAATTAAACATCGCTGGCATAGTATTAGTCATTGTTGGGTTTATCTCAGCTATACATTTCGGTTACAACAATTATCAAGAGAAGAAACGGCTACAAAAAGATAACGCTGAACTGTTCGGAAAAATCGAACAGTTGAACCAGGACATCACTAGAAACAATCAAATCATAACGCAACGAGAGCAAGAGAAAGCTCAAGGGGCTATGTCAATTAAGCAACTTCAAGAGCAAATAAAAGATGCGCTTAAAAATAATCAATGTGCTAATGATTTTATGCCTAGCAACGTGTCTGACTGGATGCGGAGCGGTAAAAACTGAGTACGTTTATCAATGCAATATTCCTGCATCACTAACACAGCCAAATAACGAGCCTCATATTGATAAACGAATCACTTGGGGACAATGTCCAGTTTTGTACACTGAATTATTGAACGAGATTAGGCAGTGTAATAGCGATAAAAAGGCGATAAGGGAAATTAATAAATAACTATTCAATTTTACCGCATAAACTATAAAAATTTACGGGCAGTTATAAAAAATAACTGCATATTTAATCAAATTAGCGACATTCTAATGAATTCATTAAAAATTACTTATAAAAAAGTTAGCGACTTAAAAAAACATATCAAAAATTCAAGAACGCATTCAGACGATCAGATTCAGCAAATAATTAATAGTATTATAGAGTTTGGTTGGACAAATCCGATTTTAATCGATGAAAACGATATTATGATTGCTGGACATGGACGTCTAGATGCGGCAGAAAAGCTCAACCTTGATAATATCCCTTGTGTTGTTTTGAGTGGTTTAACGGATGTGCAAAAAAAGGCTTACTTAATCGCTGATAACCAGTTAGCTCTTAATGCTGGATGGGATTTTGACATCTTACAATCAGAGATTGCTGATTTATCGCTAAGTGATTTTGATGTCAGCTTACTCGGTTTTAGTGATACGGAATTAAATAAACTTTTAGATAATAATAATTTATATGAAGAATCTAACCATGATTTATCGGAAAAATCTTTGGAAAATAAAATTATTGTTGAAATTGAAGTAGCAACAGAAAAAGAGCAAGAGCAGTTATATAATGAAATGACAGAGAGGGGGTACGCATGCCGTCTTTTAACATTGTAAGAACAACGCAGCCTAGCAACTCATTTAGAGTAAAATCAATCGCTGGTAAGTTTGATTTAGATGATAATCACAACACGGAACATTTTGACGGTAATATTGATCTACCAGAACATTGGAATGTAGGTCTTATTGTGGGCGCAAGTGGTACTGGTAAAACAACTATAGCCAAGGAATTGTTTCCTGATAGTTATGTTTATGGTTACGAATATAAAGAAAAATCAGTAATTGATGATATGCCTAAAAACTTATCTGTTGATGAAATTTGTAAAGCGTTTAATTTGGTTGGTTTTTCTTCTCCTCCTTGTTGGATAAAGCCCTATCATGTATTAAGCAATGGTCAAAAAATGCGTGTTGATCTAGCAAATGCTTTACTATCAGATCAGGAAGTTGTTGTTTTTGATGAGTTTACTAGTGTGGTAGATCGTCAAGTCGCTAAAATTAGCAGTTTCGCAACACAAAAAGCTGTTAGAAAAAAGAATAAAAAATTTATAGCTGTTGGTTGTCACTATGATGTAGAAGATTGGTTGATGCCAGACTGGGTATTTGACACCAACACCATGACATTTCGCATAGGGAATAAAAAAAAAGACCAGATATTAGTTACGCCTTGGCTAGAGTACATAGAAAAGAGTGGAACAGGTTTAGTAAGTACCATTATCTAAGTCATTACCATCACCCTGCAGCTGAATGTTATGGCCTTTTTATTGATAAGGAGTTAGCTGGGTTTTGTAGCGTTTTGCACTTTCCTCATCCAATATTAAAAAACCTAAAAAGGGTTCACCGCCTAGTTATACACCCTGATTATCAAGGCTTAGGGATAGGTTTGAGGCTGTTAAATGATGTAGCAAAGCTATATATACCTAAATTCAAATTTGGTATAATTACATCGTCTCCTCCGTTAATACTATCTCTATCTAATTCCCCTGATTGGGTGCTTATTGATCAGGGTAGAAAAGTATCAACAGGAGGCAAGATACACGGCTCAAAAAGAACAAAAACATCAGACAGTCGATACAGATATACAACTTCGTGGAGATTTAAATTCTAGATGTATAGCTATTAAATCAACTTCTATCGGTAAAGCAAGTTTTACATAGCTAGGAGCATCATTCCATTTTATAATTTCTAACTTCACAATTTTAGCTTCTATTCTCGGAAATAGATATCCGTTTGCTAAAATTGCCGTTTTTCCGACTGATAATGTTTTAAAATTCCATCTTTTCCCAAAATATCTATATTCAATATTTTTATCTCCATTCATAAACATTTTAAAATATTCTTTTTTAAGCGGGAAAAAAGCATTAGTCATAATGTAGCACCTCTCTATTAATATTAAATAATAAAATTATAAGATTCTAAAAATTAGAATAATAGAGAGGATTTTAAAAAACACATAATAATAGGTTTAAATTTATGGTAAGACCAACAAACTACAGAAAAGAATACGCTGAGCAGGCTAGAAAACTGTGCTTGTTGGGCTATACAGATAGACAGCTAGCGGATTTTTTTAATGTGAATGAAAGAACCATTAATAGATGGAAAATTGATCATAAGGAGTTTTGTCAGTCCGTAAAAAACGGAAAAGAGTTTGCGGATATTAATGTTGTTGATTCTTTATATAAAAGAGCTATTGGTATTGAGTATGAGGAAGTGGAGTTAAAAACAGATGGTAAAAACAAATCTAAACGAGTTGTAAAAAAACTCATTCCACCAGATACAACAGCTCAAATATTCTGGCTTAAAAATAGACAACCTCAAAAATGGCGAGACAAACAAGAAATAGACCACACATCATCAGATAGCAGTATGTCGCCTAAACCAACACGAATAGAGTTAGTCACACCGAAAGAGTAATCACTATGACAACAGCACAAATACAGTTACCTAAAAAATTGATATCTGTGTTTGTAGCCGAAAATGTCAGATATCGCGGCGCATACGGCGGTCGAGGTAGTGCAAAAACTCGAACGTTTGCATTAATGACGGCTATTAAAGGTTATCAATTTGCAGAGGCAGGGGTAAGCGGTGTAATACTATGCGCTCGTGAGTTTATGAACTCATTAGCTGATTCGTCAATGGAAGAGGTCAAGCAGGCTATACGTTCAGTTGATTGGCTTAATGATTACTATGACATTGGACAAAACTATATCAGAACAAGAAATGGATTAGTTAGCTATGTGTTTTGTGGTTTACGTCATAATCTCGACAGTATTAAATCGAAAGCACGCATATTACTATGCTGGGTTGATGAGGCGGAAAATGTATCAGAAATAGCGTGGCGAAAATTAACGCCAACGGTTCGTGAAACTGATTCAGAAATTTGGGTTACATGGAACCCTGAAACTGAAGGAAGCCCGACTGATGTAAGATTTAGGAAAACCCCGCCAGATAACGCCATCATCATTGAGATGAATTATAACGATAACCCATTTTTCCCTGATGTGTTAGAACAGGAGCGATTAAATGACCTAGCCCGATTGGATTATGCGTCCTATGCGTGGATTTGGGAAGGTGCTTATCTAGAAAATTCAGATAAACAAGTTTTAAGCGGTCGATATGTTGTTGAAGAATTTGATGACAATCTACATAAAAAAGCAGAGCGTTTATTATTTGGTGCAGATTTCGGCTTTGCTAATGACCCGAACACATTAATCCGCTCATTTATTTTGAACGATTGTCTGTACATCGAATATGAAGCGTACGGCGTTAATATCGAACTCGACGAAATGCCAGCTTTTTATGATTCAGTGCCAGAGTCAAGAAGATGGACGATTAAAGCGGACTGTTCAAGACCAGAGACTATCAGTCACATCAAGCGCAAAAGCTTTAATATTTCAGCCGCAAAAAAATGGCAGGGCAGCGTCGAGGACGGTATCGCATATCTGCGAGGGTTTAAAAAAATTATTATTCATCCCCGATGTAAACACACCGCAACTGAGGCGCGGCTATATAGCTATAAAACCGATAGGATGACGGGTGAGGTGCTGCCAATCATTGAGGATAAAAACAATCATTGCTGGGATGCCATCCGATACTCATTAGATGGTTACATTAAACATAAATTATCAATTTTGGATGTATTATGACACAAGCAAATTATATTACTGATTCAGTAGAGAGCCTGTATACATCGCTGGGTAATAAAAACGATTCTGTTAGATATTCAAGTAAAAAAATATCTGACCGACAGCTGTTAAATATGTATAGCAGCTCTTGGTTAACTGGTAAATACATCGATAAAACAGCGGATGATATGCTCAAATTACCAAGGGTTTTTAGTGGTGATTATGATGAAAACCTGTTAAAGCTTGTTATTGAAAAAGAAAATCGATTAAAGCTAAACGAGATAAAAGAAAAATTTTTGGCGTTTGGCTCATTGCTTGGTGATGCGTTAATTGTCGCCATTACTGATGCTGATGATTTGTCGCAACCGCTATCAGATGTCGAGGATATACAGCGCTTTATTGTGTTAACTAAAAATGAGTTTAATCCAGATAGTAATATTGATGATGATTTGAAATCAGCGAATTTCGGTAAACCAATTTACTACACAATCGGGCAGAATGATAAGGTCCATCATTCACGCTGTCACAGATTGAAACTTGGTAAATCAAAACTGACAGACAGAAATCAATTTGGCACATCGGACTTGCAAAACAAATACAATGCGATTCGGTTGTTTGACACAACAATTACATGCATTGGCGATATTATTCAAGATAGTAATGTTGATGTTTTATTCATTCCTGACTTGATAGCAAAAGTGGCTCAGGGTAAGGAAGATGATATTAGAAAGTTCATCAATTTAATTAGTCATACTAAATCATCAATGAATGCTATTGCGTTAGATGCTGGAAACAGCGAGGCGCAGGGGCGATGGGAACAGAAAACAGCAACATACGGCGGATTGTCTGATGTTTTAACTAAACTAATTACTGTTACCGCAGGTGCGCTAGATAGACCGATTACCGTGTTATTTGGACTATCTGCGAGCGGATTTTCGACTGGTGAAGAAGACTTAGAATCATACCACGGTACAATCAATGCACTACAAGAAAGCCGATTGCGACCTGCTCAAGAATTTATCGATAAATTCATTCTCGATAAAATGATGCCAAATCATGGACTAACGTTTGAATATCCGTCAATCAAAGTTGTCAATGAAGACAAGGAAGCCGCCAGATTTGGTCAATTTGCTAGCGCTTTTTCTGCTTTGGTTACTGCTAATATTATTCCTGATAAAGTGGCACAAACCGAGTTAATCGCGCGCAAACTGCTAATTAACACTACGGAAGAGGATTTGAAAGATGGAGATTTATTCTCTACTGAAGAATTCGCTATCGGGTCGCGATAGGTTTTTACCACCAACAACGCCCAGTAAAAGAGCTGAGGTTTATTATCGCGATGCGCTAGCCGATTTTATTCGAGCGATGATAAACCGAATTACCGATGCGCTGAGTAAAAAGAACCTGGTTGACGCTGTCGCAATTAGTGATGATGATTACATTAACTCTTTAATCGAAGTGCTGGCGTCAATTGCTGGCGAGCACATCGAAGAAAGAGCTAAATTATTGGCCACTCGATTTGTGAGTAAAGTTCACTATCAGAACAAGACACAATTTACTCGTAACTTTAAAAATGCGTTTGATGTTGACCTTTCAAGTATTGTTGAAAAAGAAATTTTGGGCGATACGTTAGCAGTAGCTATTCAGCAAAATGTCGAGCTAATAACATCAATCAAAAACGACTTTATCAATGACATTGGTTCAAATGTTTTCACAAACTACAAAAAAGGTTTTAGACACGGCGAGCTAATTAATGAAATTCGTGCCAGAGGCAATGTCTCGTACTCTCGTGCAAAACTCATTGCAAGAGACCAAACAGCTAAAATCAACGCAGATTTCGAAGAAGAGCGTAATAAAAAGCTAGGTTTTGATGTCTACAAGTGGAAAGGCGCAGGCGACGCACGGGAACGTGAATCGCATTTAGTTTTAAATAACATGTTATGCAAGTATTCAGACCCAACAGTCTATTCAGATGATGAGGGTAAAACATGGAAAAAGCGTAAGTCAATTGGTGGGTATATCGGCAAATGTGGCGAAGACTTTCAGTGCCGATGTTTAGCTATTCCGTATATTAAATTCTAATCAAAATTAATCATTCAATGCTCTAACTGAGTAGGATTATTTACGTCTAAAAGAGGGCTTTATGGCTTGGGAAATAACACCGCAGGGCTACCTAAAAACAACCGCAAGAATTACAAAAGGTAGTGTTTTGCAGTACTACGGGCATGAAATTGGATTAACTGATAGCAGAGCCAATAGGCTTGTTGATGTTAACAGAACAATTGATGAACTCAGCAAACCTGAGACGCTTAAATCAATTGACGGTATGCCGATCACAATTACACACCCAGACAAAAAATCGGTTGATGCTACTGACTGGAAAAATAAAACAGTTGGTCATGTTCAAAATCCAAGAGCAGAGGGTAATTACATTGTATGCGATGCGTATATTCAAGATGCGTCAGCAATTGAGTTACTCAAAAACAAGGATATTCGTGAATTATCTGTTGGTTATGAACCTGCTGATATTCAAGAGGTTAGCGGTAAGTTTTATCACAAAAATATCAAGGTCAATCATGTCGCTATCGTTGCCGAAGGTCGCGCTGGCTCAGATTGCAGATTAAACGATAGTAAACCAAAAATAGGAGCAAATTTAATGCCTAATAAAAATAAATTACTCGCATTAATCAATTCGTTTCGTAAACGTCTAAATGATGCGGAAGGGGAGTTGTCAAAAGAGGAGATTAATAAAATGATTGATGAACTCACAAAGCAATTGGAAGAAGTTCAAGGTAAAGAAGATGAGGAATCAAAAGCTAAAGCTGATGAACTTCAAAAACAAATCGATGAGCTAAAAGCAAAACTTGAAGCTTTGAACGATGAAGAACCAACAACAGGCGAAGGCGACAAGGACGCCCGAATTACTGCTTTAACAGCAGAGCTTGAACAGGTTAAGAAAGAGCGTGATGAACTAAAAGCGCGTGTTGAAGAACTAGAAGCAGAAAAAGACAAGGACAGTGTGATGAATGATGCTAAAGCACGATTTCCAAAAGCCAAGTTAAATGATGCTAAAAGTGGGCGTGATGTTCGTGTTGGTGTGTTAGTTGATCACGGCATTTACACAAAAGAGCAAGCGGCAAAATTAACTGATACAGAAATTAGAGCCGCTTATGCAGGTTTAGCAGCTACCAGCGCAAAGAAAAACAAGGTCGTTTCAAGTTTGCTTAATGACAGCAAAGAAGCACCTGCAAAATCAGCAAGCAAACGATTAGGAGGCAAATAATATGGGTTACAGTTTTACAAGTTGGGATTCAGAACAGGGGACAATGCAACCCGGTTCTATTTACCGTGTATCTAGCTCGGACAGTAAAGTCTGGGGCGAAGAAAATTTAACGGGTAAAGATTTATTGTGCGGTACATTCGTGGCAGTAAATGCTGAGGGTGGTATCAAGGCAATCGGTTCGACTGATGATTTAATTCACGGGATTGTCGTCCGAGATATTTACGGTGACAAACATCCGAATAATCGCCAGATCAATATTGGACACTTTTCTCACGGTGATTCAGTTGTTGCGCTAGCAGTAAATGATATCGAGTTAAAACGTGGTGAGCGTGTTTATATCGTGCCTACAGGTGACGATGCAGGAAAAATTACAAATGTTGCCGCAGGTAATATTGATTTAGGTTATTGGGTTGAACGTGTCAGCAATGGTAATCACTGCGCAGCAATTACATTAGGTTATGCGCAATCGGTTAAGGTTGCAACAAGAGGAGCTAAAGCATAATGGCATATGAAAATGTAGATTATAGTGACGTTATCACAGAACAACTGTTAGAGCGTGATAAACAGTTACAAGAAAAAGAACTACCAGAAATCAATATCGGTCAAGCTGTACCCGTTACCGAGGGACTGGACTTTGCAATCGAAGAATGGGAGTACGGTGTTACTGAAGTTCGTGGGTCTGTTAAAAACGGCGTGATTGGTATTAAAACCACATCACTTGAAACAATTGACAGCACCATTGAGGCGAAAAAATCACCAGTAGTTCAATGGGCTAAAGGTCTTGTGTACACTCAACAAGAAATTGAGAAAGCACAAAAATTAGGTATTAATTTACCTGCCAAAAAGCAAAGCGATTTGTACGCTAATGCCGTGGCGACAATTCAATATGCTGGATATGTTGGTCACGAACAAAAAACAGGGCAAGAGGGTTTATTAACTGGCTTACAGGTTGACGTGCATAATGACACGTCAGGCAAAACATTAGCCGATATGTCATCTGAGGAATTTGTTAAAATGATTCTCAGCGCATACGATAAAGTGTGGTCACGCTCAAACTACACAATCCAACCAACACATATAGCGATGGACGCTGCCGATTTTATGACAGCTATGCAAAAGTTCGATCCGAACCCTCAAATTGTAGGTACTGATTTACTACCAATTGCGGCAATGGATCGCGTAATGGCTGCGTTACGTAAAGCATCACAAAATGAGAGCTTTAATATCAACTTCGTTAAAGTGCCCGCTCAATATGCTAAACAGATAAATAAAAATAAATCTCGATTAGCTATTTATTCTCATGACGAAGACTATCTTGAAATGAAAGTACACATGCCAGAAATCTTAGAAGTGATGAGAAAGGATTTACTCTCATATCAAAGCGGCTATCGTTCGGCGTTCACCGGTGTGATGTGGAAGGAGCCTAGATCTGCGCAGTATGTAGATTATAAATCCTAAAAATAAGGGGTATTTATGAACTTTCGCAATGAATACCCCGAATTTTCAAAAGTCGATGATAGTACAATCAAGCATTTTTTAGAAAGCGGCGCGCTTGTAGTGAATGAAAAAGTATGGGGTGAGCTATACGACCTTGGCTTGTTTGCTTACACGGCACACAGATTAGCTATCAAGGGCTTTTTAAATCGGGATTTAGACGATAACGTTATTTTTAACAATGGCGAAAACTTTAAATCAGTATCGAGCAAGTCCGCAGACGGTTTATCAATCGGTTACACATCGCAAAACACATCATCAGGCAATCCCAGCGACTACGACTTAACCTCAACTTCATACGGTCAAGAATATCTACGCTTGCGTCGTTTAATAACTCCAATCGGAGTTATCGGATGAGTGAATTAGAAATCGTAAAACAACTAAAAGAAGTTATGAAGCGAGCTGAGCGACTAAACCGTATTCAATTAGTTGTCGGTATTCCGAGTAATGAAAACTCACGAAAAGGATCGACTGGTATAACCAATGCTGAGCTCGGTGTTATTCATGAATTCGGAGCGCCAGAAAAAGGTATTCCAGAACGTTCTTTTATGCGGTCCACAGCGTCAGAAGAAGCTGAAAACGTGGGAAGGCTTGGTAAATCTCGTGTTGCTGAGTTTTTAAAAGGTAAAAAATCTGCGCACGACGCTTTAGCTGAAGTGGGTGCTTATTTGCAAGGTAAAATCGTTGAGAAAATAACTGATGGCGATTTTGTGGTAAATAAAGAAGAAACAGCAAAGCGCAAGAAATCAAGCAAACCGCTTATAGACACGGGACAACTTCGAGCATCAATAACTTATGAGATAAGGGAAAATGAAACGTGAATTAATATCGCATTTTTTAAGAGATCCGTTTTTTGCTACTAAAGTTAATTTTGAATCGGCGGGTGATATTATCTGCATAATTCAACCTGCTAGCAATGATGATTTGCAAATATTGCCCGAGGGAGATAGATACAACCCTACAGTTCGTATTTTTTCGCGTACACGGCTAACTAACGGAATGTTATTTCAACATCATAATATGCGATTCCGCATTATTTCAGAATCAATATGGAGTGATTATGGCTATTACGACTGTCTCGCGACTCGATATGATGGAAGTCAGGCGCACGATAGCGGAGGTTTTGACGTTACCTGAGGAGCTAGTATTTGATGCTAACAATATGCAGGATGTTTCAAATCTAGATAAATTTATCACGGTACTAAATGCGTATCAGTCAGATATTGGTACTGAGGTTAAATTTAATGGTACAGATGAAGAGGAGATAGCGTCAACTCTCAGAGAGGTTACTATCTCAATCAATGCTTACGGTAACAATTCGTACGATATGCTGTGTAAACTCACTGAATCAATGCGATTAACAGCGGTTTGGCAGCGATTGAGACGCTTAGGTATGGGGTATCTAAAATGCTCACAAATTCGAAGTCTGCCGACAGCTATCGCAGGCGGTAAAGAGCAGCGTGCGCAGGTCGATCTTACATTTTCAATTAATCCAATCGTCAAGGCTCAAGTAGACCGTGGCGATACAGTAAAATTTAATTTAGAGAAGGGGTAATAATGAGTTTACCAATTAGTCAAATTGTAGATGTTACTCTACAACAATCACCGAGAGGTGCACAAAAACGTGATTTGAGTGTTGTTGCTATTTTCACAAGTGAGATGTGCGATGAATTTACAAATCCAGATAATCGTTATGTCGTTGTTTCGGATGTTAACAGTGTAGCGTCATTGTTTGGCACTAATTCAGATGCTTACCGTGCGGCTTCTGCGTTATTTTCAGCACGACCAAAACCAAAAACCGCGTTAATTGCTAGATATATGAAAGAAAATTTCACATCATCAGCGATTGGTTCAAAAATTAACGGTTCAGCGTTGGCAGTTTCATATGTTCAATTTAAAAATATCATCGACGGTTATTTGTCATTTTATTTCGGTGATACAAAAATCGATATTAAAGAGCTGGATTTTTCATCTGTTTCAAGTATGCAAGATGTAGCAAATGTCGTTAATGCAAAACTAAATGATCTTGATGTTAAGTTTATTTATGACGCTGTAGGTAGTCGATTCATCTTATCAGCAAATACCGAGGGTAAAGGTGCTAATTTTGGTTATGTATTTGATGCGCAATTAGATGGTACTTATGTCGGTAGCATGACTAATCTGATTGATGGAAGAGGTACACTAATTAACGGTGAAGATGCAATCACCTACAATAAAGAAACACCTGCTGAGGCATTGAGCAAGTTACAAAATCAATACCAAAATTGGTACGGCGTTTATTTTGCTAATACGATCACTGATGCTGAATTAGTTGAGGCTCATGATTGGGTAGTAGCTCAGGGCGTTGAAAATGCAAAAGTTATGGCGTACACAGAAACCAGACCAGCTAACATTGAATATACTGATAACAACGTGCTTAAAACGCTATCAAAACGCAATAGCGGTCGTTTGATGGTTCAGTATAACAATAAGGGTAACACTCATGCCGCGGCTGAATTAATCGGTATTGCTTTGACAACGGTTTGGACAGGTGTAAACACGGCTAAAACGGTTAAATTTAAGCAAGAAGTTAGTGTCACATCAGACGATAAAATCACTATTAACGAAGCAACAAAATGCCGACGCCTAGGCATAAATTTTTACACTGATTACGCGGGTGTAAACATGTTGGCTGAAGGGGTAATGCTTGGTGGAACGTTTATTGATGAAACGACAGGCTTAGATGCTTTCATTAATGCAGTGCAGGTTCAAGCTTTCAATACATTACAAGGTCAACCTACAAAAATCCCACAAACAGACCGCGGTCAGCAAATTTTAATCAGTTCGATCAAGGTGGTTGGCGAGCAATTTATCAATAACGGCTTCTTAGGGCTAGGCAAATGGACACTGGGCGACCTGGGCGAACTATCGTACGGCGACCAAATCAATGGTTATTATTTCTATTCTGATTCGTTCGACATGCAAGATACAGCAGATAGAGAAGCTCGCAAGATGATGCCTATTAACTGTGCTCTTAAACTTGCTGGCGCAGGTCATAGCGTCGATATTATTGTTCAATTCAATCGATAGAGGTTTATATGTCTAAATCATTTTCTTTAGAAGACGCCGTTTTGACTATCGACGGCACTGAAATTACGGGCTACGAAAATGCGCAGGATGCTATCAGTATCGCACCGATCGGCGATGACGGCGATATCACATACGGCATTAACGGTAAAGGTGTTTTTGTTCATTCATGCAATCGTGGCGCAACTGTTACTATTAAAACGTTACAGCATTCTGAGACTAACCAGAAATTAAATCAGTTACGTAATGCTCAAATTAATAACCCGACTACAGCGACGGGTAAATTAATTACTTATAAGGATTTACGCAACGGTGATGAGTTTTTGCTAACAGGTTGTTGGTTTACAACACCACCAACGCACGCACGGGGAACAGCGCACAACGGCGTAACGTGGACATTTAAAGCAACTAAAGCAGAATTTGATATTAAGGGAGGTTTATAATGCAAAGCACGGATTTTACTATTGATGATGTAGTTTATACATTCACACAAGCAGATTTTTTCAAATCAAATAAATACCTAAAAAAATTAACAGCTCTACTTCAGGGCTGTTTTTCATTTGATGGAAATAAATCAGGTTTTGACATTGGTCAACTAGCATCAAATATCGGCTCTGAACAGTTTACTGAAATAGAAAAATTCATTCTTGATTATGTCACTGCGGTAGATGAAAACGGTAAAAAAGTACTGTTTCAAAAACCACAAGAGGCAGGGGAATTTTTTAACACGCACAGAAGTCATTACTATCAAGTAATTATCGAGGGTTTGAAATTTCATTTTTTGGGTTTTTTACCAGGTGGCATATTGTCCAATCTAAGTACGCTCAGCTTGGAGGAGATAACTCAGAAAGCGATGTAGATTGGTTCGTGTGGGGCGTTGTCGTAAATAAATACGCAACGCTCCACGAACTCAGAACCGTCTATTCTCTCGATGATGTTATCGATATGCATAATGTAATAGCTGAAACTAAATTAGCAGAAAAACAACAGCAGAGCGAGGCGTAAATGGTTTTAGAAGAATTTTTATTGAAAATTGGAGTTGACGCCTCAAAAGCTGGCGAAATTGCCGCAATTATCGCATTGCTACAGTCTGGAGCTGATAGATTATCAGATACCGCTAATGAGATGCAGAGTGATATAAATAGGATGATTCAGCAAACTCAGCAGTCAACAGAGGAGGCGGGTAAATCTGCTGATGAGGCAAAATCAAAATTGAGCAAGCTAAAGCTTGTGATTATCGGATTGACAGCAGCATCTGCGCTCTATGGTAAACGGGTATTGAGGGCGTTTAATAACGCAATCGATAAAGCCCGTGAGTTAGCAACTCAAAAGGGGGCGCTGTTCAAAATTTCACAGAGAGAGCTCATTCAAGCAGAGTATTATAAACGTGAAATGAACAGAACAGGGCTAGCTCTCGATAGTGTAAAAACTAAAATTGCATTAAATCTTGCGCCTGCGCTGACCAGATTAATTGCTGGGTTCAGAAATTGGTTAACAGTTAATAAAGAATTGATTGCTGACGGCATTACAAAAGTCATTAAAGCAGTCGGGATGGCAATTCAGGTGGTTGTTAACTTTGTTAAATTTATTGACAAAATCATATCAGGGACAATTGGATGGAAAAACGCACTAATTGCGCTTGGTATCGCTTGGGCGGTGCTCAATCGAGCATTTTTATTTAGCCCCCTCGGTATAATTTTAGGTTTATTAACTGCGTTAATGCTGTTAATAGATGACCTCATGGTCTACATGAACGGTGGTAAAAGCCTATTTGGCGAGTACTGGCAACCGTTTATCGACGGGGCTAAAGCGGCTTGGGAATTTGCAAAAACATTCTGGGAATTTCTCAAGGCATTGTGGACTGGTGATACTAAAAAAATAAAATCGTTATCTAAGAGTTTGTTTGATTCAATAGTAAGTGGTTTTAAATCGCTAATAGCTGGTATCAAGTCGTTACTGTCAAAAGTGTTTAAAAACATACTAATGTTTTTCGGTATGTCTGAACGTGCAGCAAGTGAAACGGTAGATAGAATTGGTAAGATTTTTAACTTTATTATTGATGCGCTAACGCTACCGTTTCGAATGTCATATAAAGTAATCTGCCAAATAATGGATTGGCTGGGTGCTGATACTGGAGACTCTGTCAATGCTATCAGAGAAACGTTTTGGGCTATTTTTGAGTTTTGGACTGCTCCGTTCAAAGCTGCTTGGAAATTCATTAATGACCTTTTTGACATCTGGGAAGATGACACTACCACTACTACAGACAAGATAGGCGAAACATTTTGGGCTATTTTCGATTTTGTTATATCTCCGTTTAAAGACGCTTGGAATTTTGTAAAAAGCCTGTTTAAAGCGTGGGTCGGAGATGTCGGAGATGCTACCAAGAAATTTGCTGAAACGTTTTTAAAAGTGCATGAGTCAATTACTGCGCCATTCAAAAACGCGATGGATTGGATAAGAGATAAATTTTATGGATTTATCGATTCAGTTAAAAGCAAAGTCAAGGAAGCTTTATCGTGGATTGGATTAGGTGGTGACGATGATGAGATAGAAGTCACAGCTAAGCGATTAACTAATACAAACATTCAAGCGAAGCTCAGCACAGATGGAGCTAAAGCAGGAAGTTTTATGCCAGCAAACAAAAACATAAATAATAACAATGCGGTAACTATCAATAACACAATGAACGTTACAACACCACAGGATGGATTCGATAGTTTAAATAGCCTGTCTAATAACGCTGTGCGTAATTTAGCCGATAATACACAAACGGCGCTAGGATATAACTAATGTTTAAATCTATATTAAATAAATTATCAAATAATTTGGGGTTAATTATCAGTGATAATTTCACATTTGGTCTGGATATCAACACTGTTGAGCAGCACGCATCAAAATTACGAGTAACAGAAAACCCGATCGAAAACGGGGCTAATATTGCGGATCATGCGGTATTAGACCCTAAAGAGGTTACTGTTTATGGGCTGGTTGTTGGGTATGAACCGCGAATTAGCGCGATTGAGAGTATGACTGGCTATAGTTTTGAGAAATACCCGCTACCCATGAGAGTTAATTCAATTACGGATCAGGCTGAAAAAATCATTCAACGTTATTATGCGTTACGCAACCATGGAGTAAAAAAAACAGTCAATCAAATTGTGGCCGATTTTCTACCTGATTATCAGTCTCCGTTATTAAATAGTTTATCATCAGATCGTATAGCAGATGCTCATGAAAAGCTGTTAGCAATACAGCGTAGCGGTGAACCTGTAACGCTACAAACAAATACACGGCAGTATAAAAACATGGTGCTAACATCTGTTGGACTCACTCAAAAAAATAGAATGAGTGGCGAGTTTTTATTAACGTTTCGTGAAATTTTCATAGTTGAAACGAAAATTGCTAGCGGTATGAGCGTACCAAACTCAGAAACGCGGAATTTAGGAAAAACCCAGCCGCAGGAAAAACAGGGTTCTATACTAGATAATATTGTTAGAGGTTAAAATGCATGTTATACAAACAACAGCGGATAATGTATTGATTCAATCATTTTCATTATACGATATGAACCTGCGATTAACATTAAGATATAACGCAATATCAAATGGCTATCAATTTGATTTATTTGATATTGATAAAAATGAATATATTACGAAAAATAAGGGGCTATCTGTTGACAGCCCATCGTTAATTGAATTTAATTTGCCGTTTGTATTGGTTTTAGATGACAGGTCAGGGCTTGGAATTAATGCTGTATCTAAAATTGATCTTAATAATCGTATGCAATTACTAACAATGACTAAGGGAGAATATCGTGAGACAATTCGGCAGGTTGTTAGAGCTTAAAATTGGCAACCGCAACGAGAGTATTGTAATTAATAATCTCAGGGTTTCGTTTTCTATAAAAAAAACGCTAACATCAGAGCCAAATACCGCTGAAATATCAATATATAATCTCAATGATTCTAATAGAAACCTCATCACTAGCAAACAATATCATTTTTTAGAGTTATCAGTATGCTATAAAGAGGATGTTTTGAGATTAATATTTTGTGGTGATATTTTGACGGTGGAAAATAAACTAACAGGACAGGACATTATCACAACAATGCGTTGTGGTGATGGACACCGAGCTTATACAGAAAAAACTATTATTAAAACGATGCAGAGCGGGCAAACGGACAGCGATTTCCTAAACGAGGTGGTTAGTAGTTTTGGAGTACAAAAGGGCGCCATTAATTTGCCAAATGATAGAGCGTTGCCTCGCGGTAAAATTTTCATGTGCGACACGCGTGAGGCGATGCATAAAATAGCTATAAACAATAATGCTGATTGGTCTATACAGGATGATCAGCTGGTTGTTATCCCTAAAGATAAAGCCCTCGCTAATAGTGAGGGTTGGGTAATTTCTAGAAACACAGGAATGATTGGAATCCCGAAAAAAACTAACGACGGGCTAGAAATTACAACGCTATGCAATCCCCATTATAGGATCGGTTCGCTTGTTCGTGTTGAATCAAAGATCGCCGAGTATAACGGCGATTATAAATTAAGCTCGATTGAGCATAACGGCGATTTATGCAACACAAACTGGCATAGCAAATTGGTTTGTACCGGTGGTAAATTTCAAAAAATTTGATATAATGCCGATTTTTTAAGCCCAAGGAATTTAACGGCGATGAAATATTGTACTTTGTGTCAAAGAAATGTAATACCAAAAAGAAAAATTGGAACGGGAACGCTTATTGGTATTATTTTTACAGGCTTTATTTGGGTTTTATTTATCCCTTTTTACAAAAAAAGATGCCCACTATGCCACGGAGATAGACTAGTTAAACCTGAGAAGGCTTTGCAAAATTCAAATAATCATCAAGCAATTCAGAATCCGAATATATCCGTTTCTGATGAATTGAAAAAATTAAATGATCTAAAAGAAAGCGGCGTTTTATCGCAGGAGGAGTTTGAAAAACAAAAAATAAAATTACTGAATTAATGATTAGATGCCGGTTTTCGAACCCCTGACGCCCAACAAATAATGTTGACTCTGTTTGTATCTTAGTATATCTTCAAATTACCTACCCAGCATGGGTGGATACGTTCCCTGTATACACAGGGATAAACCGAGGTGATAAGGTTCAATTCTTGTCCATTAACCGCGTTCCCTGTATACACAGGGATAAACCGTAGACAAATTGTAATACCTCAAATAAGAGTTCCCTGTATACACAGGGTGTAACCCCCCTCTTTCGAGGGGGTTTTATTTAACGGGCTTTATTTTGCGTCGCCAATTCATTAATGGCTGCCGCTGCCAAAAAATTACTCCGATCCCTATAAACCGAGCTCGGCGCTTTAACTGCATTATCTATTCTATCGATCAGAATATCTGGCAATGTGATATTAATTCTTTTTTGTTTACCAACAAATGATGATAAATCAACGTCAATAATGACCCATGTATCGTAATGAGCATATTCACCGTTATTTTTATACGAAACATGATCATTATGAATATCGTTAACATCATAATCACCTGATTCAATCATATCCTGAACAGTTAACAAAATAGCCTCAGTTGCCATTGCTGGGATGTCGTGTTCTTTGTCGGCGGCAGAATAACAACTATATTTTTCATTGCATAACGCAGGCACGACAATGCCGTAAGCGGTATCGCTATCGTTCGGGGTTTCAATGCCAAGAGTAAAAAACATAATCCCTCCAAAAGTTGGCGGGCTATAAAAGCCCCGCCGATTTTTTGATTGATCTTACTGTGCCAATCGGTAAATCTGATTTTGGATGAGGAACTGGAAACGTTTTATTAGTTATCGGTGAGTAAAACATATGATGACTACCTCTAACTCGTTTCAGAACACATCCTGCGTTAGTAAGTTCTTTTATCAGGTCAGTTGATTTCATGTTTACCTCCTAACCTGAAAATAATTATACACACATATACACATATGTCAACGATTTTATTAATTAGGTACATTCATTATGACAGATTCACTATTTGCAGCAGTTGAAAATCAAATTAAGCGCGCTCAATCGAATATATACACTGCGCTACCGGCTCAGGTCATTTCATTTGATGGGCACACAGTTAGTTGTCAGGTGATGATTAATCGAGTTATAGCAAACGGGCAGGAAATAAAAATCCCCCCGTTGGTAGATGTCCCCGCACAATTTCCGCATGCTGGTGGTTTTTGTATTACTGTGCCGATAAAAGAGGGTGATGAGGGGTTGGTGGTTTTTTCTAGTCGTTGCATAGACGGCTGGTTTGCATCGGGTAACGCATCAAAACCGTTAGATAACCGAATTAACGATCTCAGCGATGGTTTTTTTATAGTTGGCTGTAATAGCGCACCTAATAAAATACCTGATTTTTATCATGACGGCGCATCTATGCAAACTGACGACGGTTCAACTCATATCCGACTAACGAACGGTACAATTTATATCAAGGGGCATATTGAACACACCGGTAATTATCAACAACTAGGAAATTACACTCAAACTGGTAACTATCATCAGGATGGAAATTACACTCACACCGGTAATTATCAACAATTAGGGGATTACATTCAAACCGGTAACAAAATCCAGATTGGTTATTATAATTTATCTGGTAATTTTGGACAAACCGACGGTGAATCAAATAGCACTGGCGTTCTACGAGTTAAAAATGTGATAACTAATATTGGCGTTAATCTAAACGAACATGTTCATACTGGGGTTATGAGCGGAGATGAAACAACAGGAGAACCAAAATGCTAGTTAGAGAGTTAGATCATAATCATGACTGGACGTTTGGACACGGGTTGGGTAACTATTTAGATAGCTCTGAGGCGATAGCTCAATGTGTAAAAACTAAATTATTAGCATTAAAAAGAGATTGGTTTTTAAATCGCGAGGACGGTATCGCATGGTTTGATTATCTAACTAAAAACCCGAATACAAAACAGTTAGAAATTGATGTAAAAGCGGAAATTTTCAAGGTAGACGGTGTGATCAATATCAATAGTTTTGACATTTTGTTAGATAGCGATACTCGACAATTTCTAATCCAAATCAGTTACACCGACAAATATAATAAAACCAACGAGGCATCATTCAATGTTACAGATAACAGATAAGGGCGTTGAAATTGACGATTTATACACTATTCAAAATAGATTAGTTAGAGCGTTCAAGTCAATTTACGGTGAGAATGTCAACCTTGATAGTGATACCCCCGACGGGCAATTACTGGGTTTATTCTCGCAAGAGCTAGCAAACATTCATCAGGCGGTTTCGTTTATCGTTCAGATGTTAGATCCGTATCAGGCAACGGGGCACTGGTTAGAACAGCGAGCTATGTATGCAGGAATAACACGAATTACAGCCTCGTATTCGTATATTGATGAGGTGATTTTTACTGGATCACCAAAAACGACAATACCAAATAATTCAATTTATGTTGACAAGAACAAAAACAAATGGGTAACAACTGAATCAATAACATTAAATGACCTGGGTAGCGCACGCGTTAAATTCAGATCGTTAGAACTGGGTAATTACAATGTTAACGCACTTGATGAGTTTACACCAAGCACAATTATTATTGGTGTTGATAAAGTCACAGCAAATACAAACAGTTATGGCGGCGTTGATGAGGAAACTGATGCGCAACTATTGAGGCGATTCATGTTGTCACACTCAATTAATAATTACGATGACCGCCGAGGCATTCAATCTGCATTAATGAATATAACTGGCGTGACAAAGTGTAAGGTGTACGAAAATTACACTAATGAGATTGATGAAACGGGTGTTCCTGCTCACTCATTTAATGCCGTTATTTTGGGTGGTGCTGATGAAAAAATAGCGGAAGTGATCACCAAGAAGAAAATTGGCGGATGTGGGCTATTCGGGGAAATTGAAACGTCTTATCTGTTAGATGATATACCAAGAAAAGTTTACTTTGACAGACCGAAAAAAATTGATGTCAATGTCTCAATGGTAATTAGTCGTTATGAGTCATTTAACGATATCAATATTGAGCAAATCAAAACCAATTTAAAACATTTAGAATTTGAAATTGGTGAGAATGTTTACGCGTCGCGTATTATTTCAAGCATTAATTTAGTTGACGGGTTTTATATTAAATCACTCACGGTTAATAGTTCAAATATTGCCAATATCGGTTATCGAGAATATGCACAGATAAATAATGTTGAGGTGCTGATTGATGAATAGGGAGAATTTTATCATCTGGCAGTATCGAACCAAACCTAATGCGCTGGGAACGATTAGAGCTATCTACAGAGAAACAGATAACACATTTAAAAATGTTATTCAATTGGCGGACATTCTCAATATTGACCGTGCAACTGGCTATGCATTGGATTTGGTTGGCAGGCATGTTGGTGTATCGCGAATTTTACCAACAGCAATAGCTAAAAAATATTTTGGATGGCTCAGGGATAGGTCAGCGTTGCCGTTCGGTATTGGTGAGTTTTATCGATATGGTGACGCATTACACGCATCAGTCGTTTTAAATGACAATGACTATCGTTTTTTTATTAAATCCAAAATCACTAAAAATTATCAAACTGGAGAAATATCAAATATTGTTAAATCAATTAAATTCATGATCGGCGAGCGCGGAAATATCATTGATGCGCAAAACATGACTATGAATGTGCTAGTAGATAGCGATCAACTCAATTCATTAACACTATACGCAATTAGTAAAATGGATATTTTAGTGCGACCGATCGGCGTGATGTATCGCTATTTGGTTCTAGCTAATAGCGAACCGTTCGGGTTTGCACACGATAAACATTCACAGGGATTTAATTTAGGTAAATTTGCACGAATTCAAAAAATAGGATAACTTTATGAAAATTCAGAAAAAACCAGATTATTTAATTTTTGCTGATTCAGCAAAAACGGGGGAGATCAGCGATTTTCCTGATGTAAATAGAGGGTGGGGGATAACTATTGAGCAAACAGCATCAAAACCGCCAATGGAATGGATGAATGGAGCATTTAATCGCATTGATAAAAATATGCTGTATCTATTACAGCAGGGCGTACCTGAATGGAGTGAAACCGTAAAATACCCAGTTAATGCAATGATTAAATATAACGGCATTCTGTACACTGCAATAGCTGAAAACGATAACGCCAAACCATCAACTAGTGCAACCAAATGGACAACTCTCATTAATGGAAAATATCTGCCAGCCAATAAACTCAACGATATTCAATATGAGGTGACCGTTGAAACTTATTTTAAACAACGCCCAAAATTTGATAATTCTGGCATGGTGGTATTAAATGATTTCGAGTCTAGACACTCAACAAATGGTTATCAAAAATTGCCATCTGGACTAATAATTCAGTGGTGTAGCTCAATAACAAATTCAACTGGCTCATTAACGCTGACATTGCCAATTGCGTTCCCCAACAATCTGTTTAATGTTGTTGTTGCAGAGGCAAATGGGGATGGGTGGGATAACCGCACTGCGTACTCGTATGGCTATGTACTAGGAAAATCCTCACGCTCAACAATTAAAATTTTATCCCGCGTTATAAATCCCGGCAGCGTTATTGGCGCAGCTGGCAGATTTTCATTGATAGCAATTGGCAACTAATAACTGGAGACCATATGACAATTTATTATAATGCGGCGGCAAACGCATTCTACGATTCAGAAATCAATACAATTCCTAAAAATTCAATAAAAATCAGTAGAGAACTACATGCAAAATTATTGCAACAACAAACCATGGGAATGGAAATAAAATCAGACGAAAACGGACGCCCAGTAGCTATTGAGTATGTTTTAACTCCAAATGAAATTATTGAGGTGAATAAATCAAAAAAAACAGTATTAATCAATGAGGCGAATGAAAAAATAGAGGTTTTACAGGATATCATCGATTTGGATATGCAGGAATCAAACGAGGAGGAACTGCTAAAACAGTGGAAAAAATACCGCATTTTATTAACTCGTGTTGATGCGTCTGATGTTAATACTAAATTTCCAAAAAAACCAAAAAAAACAGTTGACATATAAATAATAAATAATATAATTTCAATGTTACTCTCATTGAATGGGATAAAAAATTGCTATTTATTCGTTAGTACACCGTTCCCTATATTAATAGGGATAAACCGATAGTAAATAAATGCTATTGAATAATATGTTATCAGTTCCCCACATCCGTGGGGATTTTTATATCTACCTGCTGAGGATTAGCAGACTGTTAATCCTGGTATCGAGATACTACCCGATTTAGAGCAACAGCCAATGATTTTTGTTTTTCACTGCGTAGAGCTGTAATATCTGACGGCACGAATCGTTTCATGATTTTAATTGCCGATTCATTAATGCTATTATTTTTTAAATAAATCTCAAACAACATAGCAATTTCGTATTGCAAATCGTCATCATGATGGACGCTAAATGTTTTTATTTGTTGAGATAAAAAATAGATATCACCACTCAAATTTACATCAGAATAACAAAAACAATGCTCCTCTGTGCTAAGGGGCTTTGCTTTGTTATATAAAATAGAAAATGCATTAATTTCATCATTAACTGTAGGGTTAATATTTTCTGGCAACACTATACTGCCATCATTTATTTTACTCACTAACTGAATGTTGGCTAGTCGATTTCGATAAAAAAACGGCTCCCCATTTTTGTTTTTAGCTACTAGCGGTAAATTGTCCATTCTGGTTGTTTGTGGTGCAGGCTCCCGTAAAAAATGGGTGTAGCAATTTGTTTTTTTACCGCATAATGAACACTCACCGAAAACAGTATTGATAAATTTAATTTTGTATGGGTTTGAAAATATCTCATTAAATGAATATTTTTTTTCAATTTTGTTATTTTTTATTATTTCCCGAATCGTTTCCCCATTTTTAAACATTAATAATTTATTGCAATATGAACTAGTTGAATAACCCACTCCGCAGGGTCCTCCAAATAGGGCGGTTACGAATAGGGACTGTGTCGCACACGCCTCACATAAACAGTTAATCATGCCACGTTTGATAAAAAAATCGGTATTTCTCTTTTTTGTATTCTCTCGTGGCTGGTTATAGACTAGCTGGTCAATCGTAACCTCTTTCGGTGATATGAATTCATCAATAGGTGTTTGAAAAAAATTAATAAAATCATTTTCATTAATATTTTTTAAGTAATTTTTCAACAACATAAATACAACTATTGCATTTTGATAACCCGTGACAGTTCCAAAAATTTTATACACTGGTATGTCGAGCACCTCGTCAATATTGGTTTTTGATGCACCGTTTAAACAGATCCAATCATCCGTTAGTAAATTTAACATTATAGTTTCCCGTTAAAAAGCCGAACTAGCACTCACTACATAGCCACAGTAATGAGCATGGTTATTATAATAATAAGCCCGGGCGGGCTTATTAAACATTATAGTTTTGGAAAGTTTTTTCCATAAACTCCTCACTCTCTGGGTCAACATCGATAGCGCAAGTTCGTACAACATCGTACCCCGCTGCGATCGCCTCTTTTTCAACAAAATTAAAAAAAGCTTTAGCCTCATCATCGTCCATGTTAAATCTTCCTGCTGGGTCATATGTGTTAATAGTGATAGTTGTCATTTTTATTTCCTCTGTTTTGTTAGTTGATGATGTTATTATATGTAGAGCGCTCTACAAAGTCAAGTGGTTTTTTTATCTTTTTTTGTTTTTATCTGAATGAAATTTTTTTAATAGTAATAAACCCGCAAAAATAGCTGCTTTTTTTGAGCCGTACAGTTCACCCATTTCAATTAATAGCGCATTTTCATTATCAGAAATATATGCACCGGGCATTCTCGGTTGTCCCACTCGTTTTTGCATCTGTTTTTTTATTGCTCGTTTTCGCGATTCAGTCTGTGCCATTTTACCTCCGTACAGTTTAATGTCGTTATTCTGTAAAGCCCAAAGCTAGGCCTTACCTTGTGACTGCTTTAGCTGTGATTAGCTCTCCAATTCCGCGATTCTGGCGGTGATCCGCTGTAGCTCGGCTTTTAGTTTCGCTAGCTCAATAGATTTATCATCTGTTACATTTCGAATGATTTTGTATTCTATAGCGTCACATTCATCTAAAAATTTAACAGCCCCATTGTACAGGTCTAGAATTCTAAAAACAGCTCCCTCCTCAATTTCAGTTGTCCAATATTTAGTTGAGCCGCCTGAGTTCGCTGATTTTTTTGTAAATGTAATTTTCTCCCCATTTCTGGCGCCTCCGTCCCGCGCCTTGGCTTGAGCAATAATTCGTCCCGCTAAATAAATCGGACCTAACTCTGATTTCATTGTTTTTTTAACGGTAACTTCCACATCAACGCATGATTGATTGTAACCGTCTGTTCCAAAAATGCGTAATAATTCAGTAGTTACAATATCGGTAATTTTGCTGTCAAAGATCCATGATTTTTCATCAAAATCAAATACCCCGCCAATTTGTTTTGCTGCCTCAGTGAATTCAGGGTTGTATTGAGTTTTTACATGAATAGTGTTTTTAATGGTTTTGATTGATACAAACAT